GTTCCTTTAACAAAATGTTCATCTTTGTACACTTGTTTCTCAATCATATGAATATAAGGTCCGATCAGGGCTTTAAAACTGTCAGACCTAGAATTGATGAATCTCAAACACTTGGGTTCAGGGTAGAACTCTCGCTTGACAAAACACTCACCATAATAATCACAAAAGCGAAGATAAAATTCGCGAGCTTCGACTTTATCAAAGCAACGACGAAGTTTAAACTTTCTTTCATCATTATAATGGGAGCAAAATGCCAACCATTCCTCAAATACATCCCTACCGAACGGAACAAACGGTAGGGGCTTGAAGTGCTTGACCAAGTAAGCCAGGGCGAACCCAGCTATCTCGGCAAACATTTCAGGCCTTCCCTTTGGCAGAACAGGATTCAGACGTTTATTGAAAGAGATCTTCTTATTGTCCTCGCTTAGCTCGGTACAATAAGGTATGTCAGCGGTCCTGCCGGCATACCGGATCCCATAAGGTCCAGAACGGTGGTTTTTCTTAATTGCAATCTTATTTCTAGGATCACGGGCTGGAAAAACCACCTCAGGTGCGCTTATGGGACACAAATATTCTCGAACGTCTAGACCATAGACGTATTGTCTATGGCCACGGAACCTGCAAAGGGGTAGGGAAAATGTAAGAACTGAAAAGCTGGATCGACATTACCATCCATATCGGTAGTATCATTATCCATTAATTCATAGAACTCATCCATACTTGACTGATCTATAGTATTACAAATGTCGATCAAAGGCAAACATTTCCCCGTAGTGAGCAAGAACTGATAGAAAATAACTTGAGCGGTCATGACAGCATTGCCCGAATTGACTTGGTATTCATTCTTAGAATTCAAATGAATCACAAGCTTCTCCAAACAATGTTGCCCTACCCAAAAGCTACGTTCTGCAGGTGTGAGGCGTCTAGTACTCTTAATACTTAGACATTTGAACATAGATTCCATATAAGAAAACATTGCCATATACGCAACCCCCACAGTAGGTAGGTGCACCTCAACCTGTTCAGGACCACTAGGACCAGAGGCAACAGTATAGTTACTCTTAGTAAATCTATACTGATGTCGGAACAAACGTTTAAGAAGCGGGACTCTCCCCAAGAATCGTCGAAATCGGCTAGCTCTCGCGGAGAACAAGCCACTTACTAGAGCGGAAAAATATCCGGCGATTGGTGAAGAATATCTCGTGGACTTAAACGTCATGTACGCATTACGTTTCAGATTAGAAAGATTGGGCTTGACCTTTTTCATGGAAAGATCAAGTGCTCTCTTCCAAACCCCGTTTTCCAACTCATCACGACCAAGGATCACATCACGAGGCGTGCCCTGTAAGGCATCAACCTCACTTTCAAACTGAACATTAACCTTGTCATTAATCGGGTCTATGGGATTCCAAGAATACTCATAAGCACGGTCAATCACAGGATTATTAGAACGCAACTGGAAAACGCTAACACCATCAAATAAATATCCAAGAGCCTTGTAGTTCAGATAACAAAATAAGAAGAGCAAGATCAAGGAATATACAAAAGCCCCAAAAGTCAGAGCTTCATCAACTACAACTCCCTGCAAGAAGCTGTAGAGATAGGGTCCCAATATAACGCACCCCATCATAAGAACATTATCGATAACAATTTGTGAAAATTTTTGGTATTTCATTTCATTAAGGATAAAGGTATTAGAAAGAAACCCACCCAGAAAGACGCCCCAGATAGAAACGACTCTAGCATCATTAGAACTTGTTTGATACAACGCCCAAACCAACTAACAATATTCGAGTCACCCAGGAACGCCAA